CTCTGTAGCATCTACCTACACACCTACAACTACAGCAGCAATTGCTACTACTAATAACATATCCGTACCTCGTGGTTCTATTACAACATCTGCTGACGCAACTATTAATGGACTAACAGTAGGTAAAGGTGGTGGCAATATAGCCACAAATACAGCTTTAGGAGTTACTGCTGCTTCTGCTATTACTACTGGAGCACAAAATACATTACTAGGTAATAATGCTGGCTTCACAGGCACTAACAATCTCACTACTGGCTCTAACAACATCATCATAGGTTATAACGCTGCTGCATCATCAGCAACTGTGTCTAATGAGGTAACAATAGGTAATAGCTCTATTACAAGTACAAGATTACGAGGTGATATTACAATCAACACGGGGGCACTGTTCCCGCGCATTTATATTGGAGGAACTAGCACTTCAGTTGCTGGTGTATTTAATAGAGTGGCTGCTGGTGGTGAGATTTACTTCGGTGAAGATGCAGATACAGCAGGGGTATCTTTCAGGGGGTCGGCTGGGTTAACCTCCTCGTCAGCCAAGCTTGGCACATTGTTTACAGGGGCGTTTGTACAGAACATGGGCGCCAACACGGGAAATAATACTGTTAGAGTTTCTTTAGGTCCGCACAGTGGGCACACCAAGCTCACCTCTCCCTATATTGAATCTGGTAATCTTTCGTTAAATGGCGGTTATTTGGCTTTTGGAACACATAACGACACATCTCTAATTGAAAGAGTTAGAATCACAAAAGATGGCAACTTTTTCATCGGCAACACCGCAGCCGTATCAGGAGCAAAGCTAGAAGTAACTGGGGCGATTAGTGCGACAACAACAATAGCAACAGGCAGTTACACCGTAGCAACTTTACCAGCAGCAGGAACAGCAGGTCGTAGAGCTTATGTTACAGATGCAACAGCACCTACATACTTAGGAGCTTTAACAGGGGGCGGTGCAGTAGTTTGCCCAGTATTTGATAACGGAACAGCTTGGGTATCAGCTTAATTAAGGAGCAATAAATGGCAATTATATATTCATGGTCAGTAACATCTATGTACACTCTACCTGAAGTAGAAGGTGAAACAGATGTCGTAGTATTAGCACAATGGGCAGTATCAGGCACAGATGGCACATACTCAGAAACATTAGGTAGCAACTCAACACAATTCACTATCTCGGCTGACGACCCTGACTTCACACCATATGCTAAACTTACAGAAGAACAAGTCATAGGTTGGATACAAAGCGTATTAGGCAAAGATGGTGTAGCAAGTTATGAAGCTACAATTGCAGGAAGTATAGACTCACAAGCTAACCCACCTGTCACACCTAGCGAACAAGCACTTCCTTGGGTAGAGCCAGTTGTAAAAGAAGAACCAATTAGCGAAGTAGTGTAATAATGTTAGGCTTTAGTGCCATATCTGAAGCACCTATAAGTGCGTTAGGTTATGAAGACCCAGCCTTTCGTGCATCTGCACAAGTAAACGGTTATGCCTATGTAACTGCTAACGCTTCTAAAATCATTTCATTTAGCGGCTCTATAAATGGTGTTGCTAATGTTACAGCTAATGGTAATCGTGTTATTTCATTTAGTGGTGCTATTAACGGTCTTGCTTCAGTTACAGCATTAGGTAATGTTAATTATTCAAGCAATGGTACAATCAATGGTTATGCTTACGTTACAGCACTAGGCAATGCAAATTATAGTGGCAATGGCTTTATAAATGCAAATGCAACTATTACAGCAAAAGGAGTTATTGTTGGTGAAGGATGGACACCAATTACTCCAGGCGGAGAAACATGGACAGATATAACACCATCAACAGATATATGGATAGAAGTATCACCAGGTACAGACGTTTGGTTACGTCAGGGATAAATTAAGGATAAAAAATGGCAAAAACAAAAATTAGTGAATATTCAGCAACGTCAGCAAACAACACAGATATTAGTAATATTAATATTGCTGAAGGATGCTCACCTGCTAACGTAAACAATGCTATTAGAACAGTAATGGCACAGCTTAAAGACTTACAAGCAGGCACGTCAGGTGATACTATTCCTGTTACAGCAGGTGGCACAGGCTCTGCTACAGCGAGTGATGCTAGAACAGCTTTAAGTGCTGCTAAGTTAGGTGCTAACTCTGACATTACATCTATTACAGGTCTTACTACGCCACTTACAACAGCACAAGGCGGAACAGGCACAGCTTCTACTACTTTTGCAAGCCTTACTACCAACGTAACAGGTACATTACCTGTAGCAAATGGTGGCACTGGATTAGCAACATTAACAGCCAATAATGTTCTTTTAGGTAACGGAACTTCTGCACCATCATTTGTTGCACCAAGCACATCAGGTAATCTTCTTACATCTAATGGCACTACATGGGCAAGTACAGCTCCTGTTACAGGTATTGGTTCAGGTCAATCTTGGACTAATGTAAGAACCAGTCCAGGAAGAAGTACTGGCACTACTTATACAAATTCTACAGGTAAGCCTATTGAAGTGATGGTAGTAATAAATGCAAGTGCTGCAGGAACTGGGTCTACCACATCTACTGTAGTTGTAAATGGAGTAACTATTGGTTCAGCTGTTGCATCTGAAAGTAGTGGTTTTTATAATATTCCAACTACATGGTCATTTATTGTACCTGATACACATACATATTCAGTCACTTTATCTACTACTGCTACAGTAACATATACTTGGGCTGAATTAAGATAATGCCCACACAAAGATTACAGTTTAAAGAATGGCTACCTGACCAACCATCTATTTTAGACACAGTATCAGAAGCTAATAACGTCATTCCTTTAGCTGTAGGGTATGGTGCATTTAAGTCAGCAGTAAACTATTCAGGTGCTGCATCAGAAGACCTTACTAACTGTTTTGCAACAAAGTTAGATAGTGACGTTTCTGTATTTGCAGGCGGTCTTACTAAATTATTTAAACTAGACTCATCTACTTTAGCTTTAGATAATGTTGGTAAAAGTGCATCACGAACAATAACTAACGTAGCACTAACATCTAACGTAGCTACTATCACTACTGCTTCTGCTCATGGCTATAGCATAAATGATGTTGTAACAGTAGACGCAAGTAATAACGTATTTGATGGTAGTTATACTATTACTAGCGTTCCTACTTCTACTACTTTTACTTACGCTAAAGTCAACGCAGATATTCCAAGTGCTGCTGCTACAGGAACAGTTATAGGAAGTGATTATACAGGCACATATAGATGGCAATTCTTACAATTTGGTAGTTATGCACTAGCCACTAATGGTTCTAACAAAGTGCAGTATTACGATACAAACGCATCTTTTTATTTTGGTGACTTAGCTGCATCTGCTCCTATTGCAAAATATATAACAGTAGTTCGTGATTTCGTAGTGTGTGCAAATATAGGTGGAGGCACAAATCCATCAAAAGTGCAATGGTCAGATATAAACGACCCAACAGACTGGACAGCAGGCGGTGCATCACAAAGTGACTTCCAAGAAATTCCAGATGGCGGGGATATAACTCAAATCGTTGGTGGCGAATATGGTTTAGTATTCCTAGAAAAAACTATTGTTAGAATGTCTTATATTGGCTCACCATTATTCTTTCAGTTTGACACTATCTCACGTAATGTAGGATGTATAGAAGGTGGCTCTGTAGCTCAATATGGTGGCGTAACATATTTCTTATCAGATGACGGATTTTATTCATGTAACGGTCAACAAATTACTGGTATTGGTGCAGAAAAGGTAGATAGATACTTTTTTAACAACGCTAACATTGGCGATATTGATACTATATCAGCAGCAGTAGACCCAGAACGTAATCTTGTGATTTGGGATTACACAACAGTTTCAGGTAACAGAGCATTACTTATCTATAACTTTGAAACGCAAAAATGGTGTGAAGCTGATACAGATGTAGATTATCTTTCTACCCTTGCCACTACAGGCGTATCACTAGATGGTATAGATACTGCATATAACGTAACAGCAGGTTCTTTTGTAGCCACAAAACAATATACGATTAGAAGTATAGGCACAACAGACTTTACAGCTATAGGTGCAGTTGCTAATACAGTAGGTGTATTATTTACAGCTACAGGTGTAGGCTCAGGCACAGGTGTAGCTATTGATATGGCAGCATCAGCAACCGCACTTAAGACTGTAGACACTCTTACTACTACACTAGATGACAGACTATATAAAGGTGGTAAATTCCTATTTGGTGGTGTTCGTGATACTAAAATTATCACATTTACAGGATTACCAGCTACAGCAACTATCACTACAAACGACCTAGAATACGGTTATAACTCTGTGCTTACCCTTATCAGACCTTCTGTAGATAATGGCTCTGCGGACGTTTCTGTGGCTTCTAGGCGTATGTTAGACGATACTCTTACATACTCAACTGCTGTATCAGCAAGTCAAGAAGATAGATGTGCTGTAAGAAGTGCAGGTCGTTATCACAGAGTAAGTCTTACCCCAACTGGTGCAGACTGGTTATCAGCTATTGGCATGGATTTGGATTATTCTACACAAGGTACTAGATAATGGCTCGTAGTGATATGTACCGTAAACTACCTTGGACAGGTGGTGACCCTAGAAGTATAGCAGAAATTGTAAACAACCTTGTAGAAGGTAAGTCTAATAATACAGGCTCATTCTCAACTACTATTAGCACTACAACTACTACGCTTAGTGATGAACGTATAGGCTTTAACTCAGTTATTTTATTTATGCCATTAGACCATCTTTCATCTCAAGAACTTAAAGATATTTACTTTACTAGCTTTGCACAAGGTTCTTGCACAGTTAATCATGGAAGTCATGCAGTCGCAAGGAACTATCGTTATATAATAGTAGGATGATATTACACTACATACCTAAAGACCAGTTACGAGAACATTGGGATTATGTTAAACATGGTCTTGAGTTAGTTCGTGCTAAAGGTCACATGGAATGGATAATAGAAGATGTCTATTGTGATTGTTACGAAAATAGGTCTATGTTATTTCTAGGTCTAGTGGATAACAAACCAGTAGGATTTGTAGTGCTTCAACCTATAGGTAATACACTTCATGTGTGGGCTACATGGTCAACACTTAATGATGAAACATTATTCTATCAAGCATGGCAAGAAATACAAGCAATAGCAAAACAAGGCGGTAAGTCTAGGGTTACATTTTCATCTCAGCGTAAAGGTTGGGAACGCAAAGCTAGGGCATTAGGATTTAAACCACAAACATGGGAATTTATACTTTAAGGAAAGCAATATGAAATTATCTAACGCATTTAAAATACTTAATCCAATTTGGATTATGGATAACTTTTTAACATTTTATGGTGGTGGTGGCGCTCCAACTAACTCTACGACTACAACTGGCATTGACCCATCTGTAAGACCTTATGTTACATGGGGACTAGAGCAAGCTAAAAACTTATACTCACAACCAGGTCCTGCATATTTTCCTGGTCAAACTTATGTAGGTCCATCTGGACAAACTACATCAGCTTTAGGTTCAGCAGAACAAATTGCTAGAGGTGGTAATCCCTTATTGCAAGGTGCTTTACAACAACAACAAGATGTTATTGGTGGTCAATACTTACAAAACAATCCTTACTTTAACCAAGCTATGCAAGGTGCTGCACAAGGTGCTACACAAAACTACAATGATGCTATTAAAGCTGCACAAGGCAGTGCTTCTATGGCTGGTCGTTATGGCTCTGGTGCATCTGCTGATATTCAAAACAGAGCAGCGAATACTTTAGCTTCAACACTTGCCAATAAATATGGTGAACTTAGTTATCAGAACTATGCGAATGAACGTGCTATGCAAAACCAAGCAGCACAAAATGCACCTGGTTTATCTCAAGCACGTTACCAAGATGCTAACCAATTATTAAACTTAGGTCAAATTGGTGAAGGTTATCAAGAAAAAGCATTACAAGGTGATATTTCTAAATATAACTACGAACAAAACTTACCGTATCAACAACTTCAAAACTATGCTTCACTTATTCAAGGCACTCCAATGGGTCAAACATCTACTACCCAATCATCCGGTGGTGGCAAGATAGTTTGTACCGCTATGAACGGTGAATATGGCTTTGGTAGTTTCCGTAACGCTATCTGGTTAGCTCAATCTAAAGACTTAGACCCTGCATACGAAAAAGGTTATCACACTCTATTCTTACCATTAGTAACCTATGCTTACAAGAGTGGTAAAAAGAACCCTCTACAACGCATTTTAAGGGGTGTTTTAGAGCATATCGCAAGACATAGGACTGCTGATATATGGAAACAAAAAAGAGGTAAAACTAGAGACAATTTAGGCATGATTTATCGTGCTATCTTAGAACCTATTTGTTATGTAGTAGGAAAGGTAGGCAGATAATGTCAGACCCAATAACAGCAGCAATGATAGGTGCAGGTTTAAGCGGTGGTACATCTTTACTTAGAGGCAAAAGTTTAGGTAAATCATTAAAAAGTGCAGCCATAGGTGGTGCATTAGGCGGTGCTGGTGGTTATCTAGGTGGAGCTATGAGTGGTGCAGGAGCAGCAACAGGTGCAGCAGCTCCAGGCACTATTGGCACAGAACTTGTATTCAACCCAGCCACAGGTACATATTTAAACCCTGCATATTTTGCAGGAGCAACTTCTAGCATGCCATTATACACAGGTGCTGGAAGTGCATTATCACAATTAGGCACAGGCTTAGGTTCTTTAGGTAGTGAAATAAATACAGGTCTTGGTAATTTAGGCGGTTCAGCTTTAGAATCAATGAAAGCTAATCCATTACAAACAGCAGGTTTAGGAATGAATATTTATAGTGGATTAAATGCACAACCACAAGAAGCACCACCACCTCAATTAGGTATTATTAGACCACAACAATCAGGTCAATACAACCCTGTATTAAATGCAATGCTACAAAAACGCAACCCATATTCATTATTAGGATAAATCATGGCATTATTTGATAACAACCCATTACAATCATTATATGCACCAGTACAGTCTGGACTTGGTAATTTATTTGACGGAATGAGTGTATTTGGCACTAGCATACCATCAGGAATTTTAGATACTGCTCAAGAAGACAAATTAAGAAAGCAAGCATTATTACAAGGCTTATTAGGAACTGCTGCAACGTATTTAGCTACTCCTAAAAACTTAAACACAGGAAGTGCATTACCATATCTAGGAAAAGCATTTTTAGGTGGTATGGGAGCTTCTCAAGATGTAATAGATAGAGGATTAAACAACGCTTACAGACAAAAACTTTTAGCTGGTAAAGAAGATAATATTAGAACGTATGAAAAAGATAGACAAAAAATTACAGAGCAATTTGATCCAAAAACAAAAACATGGACTCCACTAGGTATTAGTCCAGTAGATGCTCCAAAAGATGCAGATTCTTTTGGCACAGGAGTAGAAGGCTCATCTCTTAATTTATTGGCTAGAGGATCTCAAAATACACCAGAAGGTGAAGCAATAAGAAAAACAACTAAATATGCACTTGCTTTCAGAAATCAAACAACACCAAAATATGTAGATCAAGTAAGAATGGATGAAAATGGAAATGAATATTATGTACGTGTTCAACTTCCAGCAGCTAAATTACCGCCGAATATATTGGAGCCCATATATGGTGAAGAAGGTGTTACAACTCAACCAGTTGATATGACTCAACCACAAATTACTACAAAACCTGGTCAAGTTACACAACCAACACAACCAACACAAACAAACACTACTGTACCACCAAACATTAAGAAATTTGGTCAAACTAAACAAGACATATTTAAACAAGAACAAGATTTACGTAAACAATACCAAGATACTCCTGAAGTTAAAAATTTTGGTGACGTTCGTTCTGCTTATAATATTATTAATAAATCTTTAAATAATGCTTCTCCAGCAGGTGATTTAGCAGGTGCTACTAAATTTATGAAATTACTTGATCCTACTTCTGTTGTTAGAGATACAGAGTTAAGATTGGCAATGGAAGCTACTGGTGTAGTAGATAGAGCGCAAAATTATTTTAATATGCTTGCTACTGGTCAAAAATTAAATCCAACACAAAGACAAGATTTTTTAAATGTAGCAAATAAGCTATATCAAGCTGCTGAAGAGGTTAAAAATAAATATGATGTGCAATATGCAGAAATTGCTAAAACAAATAAACTTGATCCTTCTAAAGTTATTATGGGCTATAAAGAAAAAACACCATCATCACAAGTAAGAAATAAAGCAGATATTCTTAAAGAATACGGAGTTGAATAATGGCAGATAGAATAGACCAATTAAAAGAAGCATTAATTAAAGCTCACACTGCTGGTGATACAGAAGCTGCTCAACTATTTGCTGATGAAATTAAAGGAATACAAAATCCTGTAGCAGCAGGACTAACTGACGTACGTGGCATTCCTGAATTTTTACCACCACAAGAAGCATTAGCACTGAGAGAAAAACAATCAACAGAACGTGGTCAATTAGCACAGCGTAAAGCTGGTGCTGGATTTTTAAATAAAATTACAGGTGCATTAGAAGTTCCTGCTGCATTAGCCACTGGTACTTATGGTAGTTTATATGGTGCTACTAAAGCATTACTTCCTGAAAGATTTGGCGGTACTAATTTACCTTTTGAGCAATCTGTTGCTAAAGAAGGTCAACGCTTTATGTATCAACCTAGAACTGTATCTGGTCAAGAATATCTACCTAAAGTTGCAAATGTAATTCAACAATCAGGTATAGAAGGTTTACCTGCATTATCACAGGTATCTTCATTGTCAAGGTTAAGACCTGTAACAGGTATGCCTATGATGCAAACTCCACAAGCAATAGAGCAAGCAAAAGTTGGAATATCTAAAATAGGTGAAGCATTACCATCTATTAGACCTAGATTAGAGCAAAAGTCTTATGAGTTAATGCAAAGTGCTTTAAAGCCAACTTACAAACAATTAAAAACAGGTAAGGCAGATGTTGCTGCAAGAACTCTTTTAGAAAATGGATTAGATATTTCTAGAGAATCAGTAGAAGTAATGAAAAATAAAATTGCTGGCATTAATGAGCAAATAGCTGATAAAGTAAAATCATCTACAGGTACAGTAAATAAAACTGACGTATTAGGTTATTTAGATGAGTTACGTGCTAAAAAATCTAGCCAAGTTAATCCTACTGCTGATTTAGCTGCTATTGACCAAGTCGCTAATGAATTTATGACAACTAATAGAACACCATTAGGTGGTCCTAAACAAACCATTCCTGTGCAAACAGCTCAAGAAATTAAACAAGGCACATACTCTGCGTTACAAAAAAAATATGGTCAAATGGGAACTACAGAAGTAGAAGCTCAAAAAGCATTAGCACGTGGGTTAAAAGAAAAAGTAGCAGGTGAAGCTCCAGATATTGTAAGACTTAATAAAACAGAGTCTAAACTTTTAGATACTTTAGATGTAGTTGAAAGACGTGCATTTATGGACTTAAATAAAGACCCTGTTGCTATGGGTTGGCTTGCTGAAAATTTGCAAAGGACTGCTGGCTTTTTGGCTACTAGAAGTCCTGCGTTTAAAACATTATTAGCTAAAACATTGTATAAAGTAAGCGGTGCAAAACCATCTGGTATTTTAACGCAACCTGAACGAGCAAAAATTACATTGCCTCAACAAGCAGGTTTATTATCACTCACTCAACAACAAGAATAAGGACAACAATGAGTAACGAAATAGACCCAATACAATATGGCAAACTTATTGCACAGGTTCAAAATTTAGAACATAAAGTAGATAGTTTAGAAGTAGATATTAAATTACTCTTAGAGCTTGCAAACAAGTCTAAAGGTGGCTTCTGGGCAGGTATGGCAATTGCCTCTGCTATTGGTGGCTTTATCACTTTTATCACTAATCACTTATTAGGCAAATAACATGAAAAACTTTCTCATGGGAGTTACTTTGTTACTCTTATGGTTATTTTTATATGACTATGCTGACAGTCAAGAGCTTACAAAAGAAATGTCAATGCCTACTGAGGCAGGTGAAATAGTTTTAACTACGGAAGAATGTATATTTAAGAAACAAGGTTTACAAGGTTATGACTATGCTGCTTATGCTACAGATAAAGGTCATGCAAACCATGAAGGCTGTTGGAGGTCTGATAGCTATGAAGGTAAACATGCAGTCTTTATATACTTCCCAGAGATAAACCAAACAGCAGTATTTGACGCTAAACTATTTAAGCCTAAAGCTGCAATATGACATTCATCACAGAGAACAACATAGCTAATCTTTATTCAGCACTAATAGAGTTCCCTGTATTTGACGAGTATAAACTTCCCCCTGCATCTAAAGTTGATTTTGTAATAGTGCATGACCATAGTATGTGTGGAGAATACGCACCACCTGAAGCTGGTGAGCCTCATATCATTACCATTAGCACAGCACGTCATACTCATTTGTATCCAGTCTTGATGACCCTAACGCATGAAATCATACACATGTGCGTATACCTTGCTTCACCTAAGACTGATAAATACACAAGCCATAAAGGCTTATTCTTAAAACTACAAAAACGTGTAGCCAATCATCTTGGCTTTGACCCAAAGGAGTTATAATGATTAGTTCAATTGCATCTTTAATTCTACCAGCTTTAGTCCCTGCATTTAGTGATGGTGTAAGAGGTCTTATAGCTAAGTTTACAGGCGGTGCTGGTGGACAACCACAAAACGTAGAAGAACGAGTAAGACTTATGGAAGCTGAGGCTGCAAAGTTACAAGCCTTAGCTCAATTAGATAGTGTCAGTGGTGAGCCTTCTAGGTGGATTATAGATTTAAGAGCATCATTCAGATATGTGATTATTAGTTCTATTATGATATTTACAGGTCTTATAGTATTCAACCCTGATATTGTAGGTGCTGGTGTAGTAGCAGTATTTATAGACATGACTGGAGCTTGTATGTCTTTCGTGATCGGCGAAAGAATGTACTTGACACTTAAAAGATGATCGTCTTAAACATACTTAACTTTATCGGCTTAGCTATACTTAAATTTATTGTAGTTGCCTTGCTATTCGTAGCTATGGGATTCTCTATTCTATTTATGATGGCTATGCAAATCTTAACTAAAGCACTTACACATATAGACAAGAATGTTAATTGAAGTAAAAAGGTTTGAGTTTAAAGACACGCATACAATAGGCAAGATGTATGTAGATGGTGTATATGAGTGTTATACATTAGAAGATGTAGTTAGGAATGGCACTAAAGTCTTAGGTAAGACTGCTATCCCTACCGGTCAATATAAAGTTATTATAGACAAATCTGTACGCTTTAAACAAGATATGCCACATATACTAAACGTTCCTAACTTCACAGGTGTTCGTATTCATGCAGGTAATACTTCAGCAGATACAGAAGGATGTATATTAGTAGGCACTACATGGTCAGGTAAAGACTTCATAGGTAACTCTAAAATAGCTTATAAGAAGTTCTTTGACAAACTAAAGAAAGCTAAAACAGCCACAATTAAGATATGCTAGATTATCTTATCTGCGATATCCTTTGTGCTATAGACCACTTTAAATATGTATTACTCATGCTAATTATTTATCTAGTATATAATAAAGTATCTCAACTTTAGAGACTACTATGAAAATATTACTTATTGATATAGAAGTAGCACCAAATACTGCTCATGTCTGGGGTATCTTTGACCAGAACATCTCTATAAACCAATTACTAGAATCATCTTACACTCTTTGCTATGCAGCTAAATGGTATGGTGAATCTAAAATTATGTTTGACTCTGTATATAAGTCAGATAAAAAAGCCATGCTTAATTCAGTTCACAAGTTATTAGATGAAGCTGATGCCATAGTCCACTACAACGGTTCTAGGTTTGACATACCCATACTACACAAAGAGTTCTTACTTTCTGGCATGCCGCCTCCAGCACCCTCCAAACAGATAGATTTATTACAGGTAGCTCGTAGACAGTTTAGATTTGTTTCTAACAAACTAGATTATGTTGCACAGGCTTTAGGGTTAGGTAGTAAGACAGAACATGAAGGACATACATTATGGGTCAAGTGTATGGATAATGACCGTAAGGCATGGAAGACAATGGAAAAATATAATAAGAATGATGTTATATTACTTGAGAAAGTCTACGATAAATTTAAAGGTTGGATTAAACAACATCCAAATCATAACGCATATTCTGCTGACGTTTGTTGTCCTAATTGTTCTTCACACAAATTACAATCTCGTGGCACTCAAAGAAGTAGAACTGCTATTTATCAACGCTTTCAATGTCAAGATTGCGGTAGTTGGGCTAGGTCTGCTAAATCAGAAAAGATTAGCAAAGATTCTTTAGTAAACATATAGGACAATTATGCAACGGTCAGAAGTAGAGATTATCTGTAATCACATGCTTGGTAAAACTATCATATCTTGTGAAGCATTACATGGCGATAGCACTATTGTCATTCAACTAGATGATGACTCACTTATAGAAATTAGTGGTGAGGAATTATCGCTCTATGGTGAACTTACACCGCTAGACGATTAATTAATAAAGGAAATAAATATGAAAGTTATACGTGGCATTGTAGTAGATGACAATGGAAATCCACTACCATCTCAAAATTTAACTAAAGAAGAAGCTCAAACTGTTTTATCTACAATAGGTTCAGCAGCATTTCCATTTGCTTTAGGTGTTCCATTAGCTCTTAATGAATTATATCAAGGTATACAAAATAAAAATCCAGTGCAAGGATTATTAGGTGGTGCTGGAGCTGCGCTTGGAGCAATACCTGCAGCTAGGGCAAGTGTACCTTATATTAATAAAGCTGGTGAAAAATATTTACGCCAATACTCTACCCCATATTTTAATACTGAAACTGCTGTAACAAACCCAGCACTATTACAAAATATATCTCTTGGCAATGAAGCTGGAATGGCTGCATCTGCTCAAAGATTAAATGCAGCACGTTCTGCTGCTGGTGGTCCATTTTCACAAGGTCAGTTACCAGTTGCTCAAGGTGCTTGGTGGAGTACCTCTAAAAAAGCTCCAGAGTTTAATCCAGTATATTCTCAAGAACTTCCTAAATCATCATTAAAAGTATCCAAAATGAAGGAGCCAATGAGATATGCTGCACAAACATCTGAAAATCTTACACAAGAAGGTAATGCTGTAATGAGATTTGTGCCACAAGTTATTCAAAAGCCATCTACAGCTAATGCTTTATTGGTAAAAAATATATCTCCAGAAGATATACAAAGACTGGGAGCTAGACCCGATTTTTTAAATAACTATGTTATTGCAGCTAGACCAAATAATGAAGCTATGATAGTTCCAATGAGTAGTCGCAAAAAAGTTTCTGGATTATTGTCTGAAGTTAAAAAAGAATTGCCAGACGCTAAAATTAAAACAGGATATGCAAGACAAAATATTGATAGAGTATATATGGATAGGTCTGGGCAGTACGGTCAACCTTATACAGCGTTTGGCGCACAACCCAGACAATCCTTAGGTTTGTTAGACGAACTTGATGCGTTGATTGGGAAGAAACAATATTGATATTGAATCTCCTGTAGGATTAACTCCTTCAATTAATCCATCAATTAAAATATCTTCCGCAAGCCTATGGTAACGTTTATCTGGATATTTAACTTCAAGATATTTTGAATATTGGCGAGCTGTAATATATAACAGCTCTATATACACACAAGCAATTTGAATTGCTTTAGGACATATATTAAAATATTCATAAAATCTATATCTAAATTCAGATATCTCAAAAAATTCAGATGCAGAAGTTACTGTAATATCTAAACGAAGTCTCCATTTTTTAAGATTAAAAGTGTTGATATCACACCTCACTTATATTAGTAGATTGAGCAAAAGTTTCCTTGTGAAAATAATGGCTATTTTGTAAGTTTCCATTTACAGGATGCTTTCTATATAGCTCATAATAATCACCAACAGACCTAACACCATAATTTTTCATAGTATCACCAAAAAATTTCATAGTGCTTTTAGAAAAAAAGAAACTGTTAGGGTTAAGTAGTTCATGTTTATGTTTAAGTTCACTAGGTGACATTATGCAGCCTCCTTTAGAGATTCTTTAGGTTCGTCATATAAGAATTTTGGTTTAGTAATAAACGCCTCATTATCATTTCTTAATGGGCAAATAATACCAACACAATCAGACTCAACATCTACTAAAGCTGCTTTACTACCATTCTGGCTTAAATATGCTTTCTTAAATTTAGTGCCAGATATATACTCAGCAGCCTTATTAAAGTCATTAAGATATGTAAAGTCATAATTACCAGGTTCATTAGATACTGACTCTGGAAATACTCTTCTAAAGTCAGGGTACGTTGCCTGAATTGGTAATGTTTCTAATTTGACTGCATCACTAATAACATCAATTTTCTTAACTACTTTATCTTCAACCGTTAAAGTTATTAAACCCACATCAACTCGTGGTTTAACTTTTAATAAAGATTCAATAGTTTCAATCGGAATAATAGCTCCAATAGTATCTCTACCATGTTGCGTTTCACGATTATAGATAGCTGCACTTAATAGTCTATGACCATCAGTTGCAACAAAGATAGTGTTATATTTATTAAACTCAACATAAACACCATTAAGATAATGCCTTATATCTTTTTTACCTACAAAAAGTTTTAAAGCCTTTAAATGACCAAAAGTTACTACTACTTCATACTTAAATGTTTCCATGTTACTCTCCTTTAGCAAAATTTCTTGTTCGCCTGCAAGTGGATTGATAAATCGGCGATATGCAAATCTTATATAATTGATATTTACATGTCAAGCATTTTTTTCATTATTTTTAAATATTTTATAAGTTGTTGATTTTATACACAAATTACAATACCATTAGAGCCAACTTGACAGACTGTTACAGAGCCATCTGGTGCAAGTATCGTAGTCGTTTCAGCAAACGCATTTGTAAGCGCAATTAACAAACCAATCACAATACCTATTACAAATCCTAATACAATTTTCTTATTCATCATCAAACCTCTGTAGTTGAGCTTCTATTTCTGGTGGATTAATAGCTTCAGGTGCATTTTTTCTTCTATGCTCTAATAGCCTTTCTTTATAAAAATCAGACTTTGCCAAATCTAATTCATAACTACCTTTAAATGGATACCTTAAATCATAAGCCATTTTACTTCCCATAAGATAACCTTCAAATTGCTCATAAGTTAATTTTGCTTCAATTACATCTATGCTTTCAATTCCACCTACCAAATAATGTGGAGGTTTATTTACTAAATCTACCATAACTATCCCCTTATAAAAAATAAATCAATTACTTGATACGTCCCATAAAAAAATCCTATTATACTACCAAGTATTAAAGCGTATATAAGATAATCTATTACTTTTAATATCCTATCCATTTACCATACTCCCTTCCTACAGTTACAGATACATAATTTCTATTCTTAAATCGTTTATCTAATTCTTTACTATAAGTCCATTTAGGTAAGCTAAAGTATCCTTGACTTTCTAAATACCTTAACCTAGTCCTATTAGTTGCGCATTGTTGCACAATTTCTTTAATACTGCAATAAGGATGTTCGTCTATGTATTTAACAATAACCTTTGCTTGTCGTTGGTCATCTAGTTTAGTGTACATCTTTTACTCCATGAGCTTGTTCTATAAGCCTAGCAAATCTAAATATTTTATCAAGTGTTAAAACAGCATTACCATTGCCAAACGCTTCTTTATAAGCCTTGATAATCTCTTCTTGTGTAAGTGGTTTAGAGTCCATTGTGAGCTTCTACTAATCTCTTACTATCGTACTTAGACAATCCTTTATACTCTTCTACAGGTTCACCAGGAAACAAAGGCACTATTTTTATGTGGTGACTTGTATTTTTTAAATCGTTCAAATACGACAATTGATTTGGGTGAAACGACCATAAATAAGACTTCTTTAGATCACCAGTTTTAACGCAAAACTCTTCATAAAGCCAGGCTACAGGTTGTTTTTTCATGATTTATCCAATAGTAATGAATAGCCAAATAATCCTATTTCCAAATAACAACTATGCAAAGTAATAGCAAAACTTAAATGTAATATCATTGGTTTATATTTGTAAACAGTTATATTATTATATGGACCATCGTCTTTATGTAATCTCCATTCTATTGTTTGGTCTACATAATTACCAAATGGATTATCAATTCTTAGTGAAATATCTATCATTAGTAAAACTCCATTCTGCCTAGTTTAACTACTTTCTTTTTTTTCCAAATATGTTGCATGTCTATACTATCATCATGAAAATAATATGTAGTATTTCCAACAGGGTTAGCATACTTCTTAAAAAACAATGTGTCTACTACTAAAAGTTTAGTCTTTAATAATGCTGCTTTATCTATATTCTTTTCATTAACTTTCATCATATCTTGTATGCCTATAAATTGACCTTTGGAAAAAGTTACCTCACACGCATCTTTACCAAATTTACCAGACCTAACTCTATTTATTATAGTGAAAAGCACGCCCAATTTGGCTTCAAGTGGTTGTGTATTTGCTTCTGTAAAAATTGCCAAGCTAATACAGTGAACATCTGCTTCTGAAACATGTATATCCATGATACCTTTCTAATGATTATCCGGTGTCTAGCAAACCCACATAAGCGTATAATTCTACTATAAATCTAAAAGAAAGGAGAACCGCCATGTGGACAAAACCATCAGCTACTGAAATGCGTCTAGGATTTGAAATAACTTTATACGTATTCAATCGCTAATTAAACAGGGGAGGTAAAACTCCCCTTTGTTTTTAAAATGGGACATCTGACAAGTCCTCACCCTCAGCAACAGGCTTTAGTCTTTCATCCGTTGCTACCATTGCTACAGCACCACTAATAAACTTACCATTAGCACCTTCTCTTACCCAACCTGATAATGTAAATTCAATACCATCTACATTTAACTTTCCTCTATAGTCTGGTCGTTTAGGATTATCCCCTTTATCATTCTTGTTTAACGTAAACGTGTTTGTGTTATCATACTGAGCCATCTTCGTCATCCTTTTTAGTTGTTAATTGTGTATTGCCTTGCTCTTGTATCTTAGGTACTAATTGATTAACAGCTTCAAATGGTAACTTAGATAAAGCTAACAATATCAAGTTTACTTCTTCTACAGTTAATTCTAATTGCATACTTACTCCTTCAGTTTAATAATTGTTTTGTCTACTTCGTCTAAAAACTTAATTACTTCTTCTTCTAATTCTTTTATAAAATCATCATCCCTGTGTAATCTTGATACAAAGAGTTGTAATTCTACAGGAAAGTTAGGATTATAGGAAATAAAATCTACCCACTTAGCACCGGTGCAAGCCATTTGCCATTGCATCTGAGGGACATATTTGTTGGGAATCCATTTACTCATAAGCGTATTAGTATGGGTTGTTTCTATAGGGCATTTAATCTCTATAAGGCCAGCATACTTCCCATCCTCTTCTGCATTTACAGCTCCGTCAGGACTAGCACCACTCATGGCAATAGTTGGGTGGTCAAAGAATCCTACCTCTGTAACAGATACCCCCCTAGTTCGCATATAAAGCTCCCTAGCAGCACTTTCTCTTTCAATACCATCTAGCATAGCCTGATTAACAAAACTATCGCCTTTCTTGCCTGTAAGACGTTCTGATACAAGTTGGATAAGGTAGTTTTGACGTGATGTAGATACGCCTGTTTTAGTCTTGGCGATAACATCCGATATTCTGGATGCTGTCACCTTACCCATTCTAATTTTATGCCATTCATCACTTCTTTGCTCAAATTCATAGTGCATATAATTTCCCTCTCTTATGTCTTAAATGTGCAGCACCTTTTGATATTCCAAGTTCTTTAGCAATATCAGATATGTGAGTTAATTTACCTTTCCAATCAATCCAAATAGAACAATCTTTATTTCTTTGTTGTTGTGAATTGGTTGCCCATCTTACATTACCAGGCTCATATCCTTTATTATTATCAATTCTATCAATAGACTGACCTTTTTGTTTTTTACCCATGTAAGCATAAAACTTTTCAAAACTATCAATCCATTCTTCATATATTGTAATACCTTTAGCACCATACTGATTATAATCTTTACTATTAATATTTAAACATCTATCTTTCATTGCAGTCCATGTTGAATATTCTAAAGAATGACGCATACCATGTGTTTTATGTTTATCTGCACCACGTAATGTAGCACAATTTTTACATGATTTAACTCTGTTATGTTTAATTCTACTTGCTAATCCAATATAAAGCTCTCCACAGTCACATTGGCATTTCCATAATATATGACCATCTTGAGCTTTACCTACAGCATCTACAAATGTTAATTGATTATACTTCATATTTAATCCTGTAATGGTTGAATAAGCTATTATTATACCATAACATCACTAAACGTACATGTATATTTATAGGAAGTCCTTGCTAGATACTGCCTTTAGAGCTGGTTGTTCTGATTCTGGAATATCCTCACCGCTATAAATGTAAAGACCTATGCCATGTAATGCAATAGCCTTAGCTAAACAACGCTGCATAGCTGTATTAACTGCCATAGCATCAGGGTTAGGGATAGCTTGGTTTCTAAAGTTAAGCACAGGTAATTGAGCTGTCATAGACTTACCAAACGCATGGACTGTGCAGAATACCATAAGCGTTTCACCAAACTGTTTAGGTTCACCATATCCCCATGAAGCAGTTGGGTCTTGCTGTAGCAAGGTGTCGACCGCCCAAGCCCATGATAAGTATGATAGACCATTCTTTTTTTCTATGTGGTCTGATACATTAATTTTACGTAGTTCGTTATAGTTCATCTTTCTCTCCTGTTGTTGATGTTGTTCCATCATCACTTGGTCGTAATGTTGTTGTTGACTCATTTGCTCTCTCCCTTTCATCAAATCTTTTATTAAGTTCTTCTAAGTCTTTCCATACTTCTGGTAATATTTCAGCTATACGCTTTAAACCATTCGCCATATTATATACCCCCAAAACACAAAAAGGAATAGCCATAAGTATTTATTCATCATGCTTCTCCTGTTGGTCAAGTTTATATTGAGCTTCATATTCTTGTTGCTCAAGTCTTTCCATCTCATCTATATATTCATCATAATCTAAATGTCGTTCCATTATATTGCTCCTGCTAGCTTACCCATAATTTGTAAACAAAGCCACACATAAGCCCAAAATGCTACTGCTATTACTATCATTGTTTTAATACTCATGTTTCTCTCCTGGTTAAAATTACAATAGTTATCTTAATGACCTAAAATAACTTGTCAAGCATTTTCTAGTAAAAATCTATAAATAAAATAGTTTGCAATTAGAAATACATTGTGGTAAGGTTTTGACCTATGGATAACTTACGTTACATTATATTAGATGAGTTTGATGGAAAACCGCTAAGAGCCTTTAGTAACAAGGCATCTGCTCTTTGGTTTCTTGAGAATAGGTCTGATTGTAAGCTCCATATTCTGCCTAAGCCGCCTAAAGCAAAAGTCGTGCCAATGTCAGAACTTTATGAAGAATGTTTATTTTAAGGAGAGTAATATGAGTGAAAAAGAAGTTTTATATTATATACAAGGCTTTTTAAGAGGTATAAGCCATGATGATTCATTATTGAATTCAGAAATATTATTTAACTGGGATGAGATGATTGACAAGGCTTTATACGGAGATGATGATGCGAATTAAAAACTGGGATAAGTACCAGCATTACAAGCATAAGAGTGATATGAAGTGGTTTAAATGTTATGGTCGTGATATTTTAAATGACCCTGATTTTATGAAAATGGATGATATAAAACAGGCAACTTTATTCAAATTATGGTGTTTAGCTAGTGAGTCAAATGGCAAATTACCACAAGTATCAGATATTGCCTTTAGATTTAGAAAACCTATCAGCTTTGTAGAAAAATTAGTAAAAGAATTAGATACTTGGCTCATAAGAAATGAAAGTATAGAGCAAGTCTATACAAATACTATAACAGATAAGATAAGATTAGATAAGAATATAAACACCATTGTGCGGTTTGATGAATTTTGGAATACATATCCAAATGTTCGTAAAAATAATAAAAAGGGTTGTTTAGAAAAATGGCAAGTAAAAGACCTTGACTTAATAGCTGATAAAGTTATAGGCTATGTCAATATGATGAAAGAAACTAAATCATGGAAGGAAGGTTTCGTGCCAGCACCTATGACATTACTTAACCAAGAAAGATGGGATGATGGAACTGTAACTCATATCCGTAAAGTTTGGGAAGGTGGCATCTAGTGAACATAGGCGAAGTAATAGATAAACTAACAGTAAGCCAATCAACAGTTCAAGAATTTTATAACGAGGAGTATAGTCATGCAGAGTTTAAGATTAAAAGTACAAATTTATTTGCTGATAGTTTGGTCAAGTATTTTGGTGAAGAAATTAATAGTGGAAAATCACTTGGCTGGATTAAGACGGAAGATAAGTTCCGTGTTAGGAATGAATTAAATATTTTGACTGGCGTATCAGGTCATGGCAAATCCATGTGGCTATCACAAGTTATATTGTCTATGATGAAACAAAATACTAAATGCCTAATAGCTTCTTTAGAAATGAGACCTGTATTAACATTAGCTAGAATGGTTACACAAACATTAGGTTCACCAGAGCCAACAGACGATTACATAAGAAAATTTTGTGAACGAGCAACTGATAAACTGTATCTTTACGACCAGCATCAACAAACTACATCACAAGATATGATAGCTACGCTTTATTATGGAAAACATGTTTTAGGTGTAGATGTATTTGTTATAGACAGCCTTATGAAAATGTCAGATATATCTGAAGAGTCTTTAGAAGCTCAAAAATTATTTGTAGATAAATTAGCTGTGACTGTTAGAGACTTAAACATTGCAGTTTTTTTAGTAGCACATACAAGAAAAATGAAGTCAGAAGAAGAAATACCAGACGCTACAAACATTATGGGAAGTTCGCATATTCGTAACTTATGTGATAATATTATTTGTGTATGGCGTAACAGGTCTAAAGAAAGATTAGTTGAAGAAGGCAAGACTTCTGACGAAGAGTTAAAGATTATTCCAGATGCAAAGGTATTTGTTCAGAAGCAGCGTAATGCACAATGGGAAGGTTCATTTAACTTTTGGTTTGACCAAAAAGGTTTACGATATAACGAGAGTCCACCAAGATGACCATAAATGAATTTATCAAGCAATGCAAAAAAGTATTTGGTGATGATATAGAATACAAAGCAACTTCTAAAGACGGACAAGTATTTAAAACGAAAGGATGGAGAGATGATAAAGTGGGCATTAACCAAAGACAACTTACCTCAGCTTATAGAGAAGCTAAAAAATCTTGACTTTACTAAACGCTGGCGTGTAACAGTAACAGACGCTAAACTAAATCGTAGCCTAGAACAAAACGAAAGATTATGGGAATTGTATACAAGCATAGGTCAACATCTTGGTATTGAGAAAGATAAGATACACGAACTCATGGGATATAAATTCTTACGCTACCAAACAGAAATAGCAGGTATGCCAGTAGAACTTATAAAGTCAACAACTAAACTAACCACAAGTGAGATGAC